GCTATGGGAAGCTGAAGATCCTCCTGCGTGTCATTATGTTATTCAGTCGTATGATACGGCGTTTTCTAAGAAGGAGACGGCGGACTACTCCGCTATCACCACCTGGGGCGTATTTTCGCCGCAAGAAGGCATGGGTGACGCTATTATATTGTTGGATGCGCAGAAAGGCAGGTGGGACTTTCCTGAGTTGAAGGCGATTGCGCAGGAGCAGTATGTAGAGTTTAGCCCTGACATGGTTTTGATTGAGGCCCAGGCGAGTGGCACGCCGCTGACGCACGAGTTACGAGCGATGGGCATCCCTGTGGTGAACTACCGGCCTTCTAGAGGCAATGACAAGATGACTCGTGTGCATGCGGCTAGTCCTGTGTTTGAAGCTGGGATGGTATGGGCACCTGACCGTATTTTTGCGGACGAGGTGATTGAGGAGTGCGCTGCATTTCCGTTTGCACCGCACGATGATTATGTAGACACTACGACGCAGGCGATACTAAGATTCAGGCAAGGTAACTTTATCAATCTTTATTCTGACGAGGATGAAGAAGAAGTGTATCGAGAAAGGCGCGCATATTATTAGGAGCCTCTTATGGCCAAAACCAAGTACGATGAGCGTACTCGTGACCAGATAGCCAGTGATGTTTTAAAGCAAAAAGGTTTGTTTGGTACGATTGGTACTTATCTGAGCGGTGACTTTCCTCAATCTGAAAGTTTGAAAGATCCTCAAGGCAGGGTGATTCGCAGACAGAAAGGAATGGATATTCTTAAGCAGCGCCAAGCCGAAGGCAAAAAGCGTGCTGCTGAACTGAAGCGAAAGAAAGAACAGCAGATAAGAAAAAACAAAGCGGCGAGGATTTTAGCTCAACGCAAGAAGGAAGGTGAAGAGAGAGCAGCCCGACTTCGGAAAGAAAAAGAACAGCAGATAGCAAAGAACGAAGAAGCTCGTAAAGCAGGTGTTGCTGCACGAGAAGCGATGAAAATGGCAACCGGCGAAAGCGCCAAACAAAAGGCCATGTCTCAAGCAGTGAGGAGGGCTAGGCAAGCCGAGTCTGCTAGACAAAGCACGGGTGTCCTGCGTTCTTCTGCAAACCCAGCAAAGCCGAAGCCTCCAGCGAAAACCGCATCAACAAAGCCCAAGCCTCCAGCGAAAACTGCATCCACACCAGTTAAGACGACTTCAACAAAGCCCAAGCCTCAGGCAAAAACCAAGCCTACGGTAAAAGCTACCACACCAAGTTCTATTGCTAGTAAGCCTGCAACTAAAACTAAAACGACAGGTGTTAAAACGGAAGTTGCCAAGGCTGTAGAAAAAAATAAAGATAAAGACAAGAAACCGAAAAGAGTTCGTCGCGCAAATATTGCGCTCGCTCGTAAAACTAGAACGGCAAGAAGAGCTGGAGGTGGCATGATGAAATCTAAGATGGCGTCTAAGGGTGGTGCGAAGGGTGGCAAGCGCATGCCTCCTGGCATGAAGAAAGGCGGCTCTGCAAGCAAGTTTCCCGATCTCAGCGGTGACGGCAAGGTCACACAGAAAGATATCTTGATGGGCAAAGGCGTCATTAAGAAGCAAGCAGGCGGCATGATGAAGTCGAAGATGTCTTCAAAAGGTGGTGCTAAAGGCGGACGCAGGCCCGGCGGCATGCAGGCTGGTGGCATGATGAAGTCCAAGATGTCATCGAAGGGTGGTGCCAAAGGTGGCCGTATGCCAGGCGGTATGAAGAATGGCGGCATGGCTAAGAAAGGGCCGAAGGGTTACGCCAAAGGCGGCGCTATGACCAAGAAGGGCATGGCCAAGGGTGGCACTAACAAGAAGAGGGCAGTATCACGCAAGCCTCGCGGTGTAGGTGCTGCGCTTCGCGGATTCGGTAAGGCGCTCAAGAAGTAATGGCGCTCCCTGCGGTAATAGCTGCTTTCATCAGCAGAGAGGGCATCAAGAAAGCCATCAAGAAGTTTGGTGAGAGGGCTGTTAAAGAGGCGACTGAAGAGCCGATCAAAGGCGTCACACAAGCCCGCCAAAAGATGATGACGCCCGCTCAGAAGAGTCGCGCTCGAAAGACCAGACAAGAGTCTGGCCTCTCTGCCCGCAGGGACATGAAAGATGCCAAGCCGCCAGTTGAGAAGTCAGAGGGTGGCATGGCGACAAGCCGATCTCGCAAACCCAGAGGAGTGGGTGTAGCATTAAGAGGCTACGGAAAAGCACTCAAGTAAACTAAGATTGACTAGAAACAAAAGGATCAGTTTTGCCATATCTGCAAAGCAACATCCCGCACTTCAAGTGCTGGGTGAGAAGAGAGTACACACACAACCATCAGAAATATCACGGCGAGTTCTTACATGCGATGGCAATCGCCGTGACCACCATGCCCACGAGGTGCTTGAGTTTTCAGGTAATCTTTACGGGTTGTGAAGTTGATGACGAAGAGGATGAACCGAATGTGCATGGCGGGGCCATGTGGGCAAGGATGCCGATCACTGCTTTGGTGGCGGACACACCGTTTGAAGACTGGCCCGTCCCTATGGCAGTACACGATGCCCAGCCTTGGGACTGCTCTTCTCACACTCATGCTGTATACGTTCTAGATCGCGCCACTCCATGTCCCTGGCTTGCCAAGATCGATGGCAACATGTACCCAGCAAAGTATCTGTTTACGGTTGATTATGCGGAGAATGAGATCGCTGATGATCCTGCGCAGCACAAACAATCGCATGTGATGGAGTTACTTGATGCTGGCGAGTGGACTGGGAATATAGTAGCTTTGCCCAACAACAGGGTGCGAGTGACGCATCCTGCGTGGTTTGAGACTGGCAGCGGGGCACCTGACTTCAAGCCTTCTCAGCACATTCACTACAGCAAGTCGGACTTGGATTACACGCTTGATGTGAATCGTATCTTCGATAACTTGTATGCGGATAGTGGCCACGATACTGAGGACGAGTAAACTCAACAGCATGAGATAAACTCAAGAAGGGCATGCCATGGCCATAGAGCGCGGTGTAGATGACGTTGATGTCGATGAGCTAGGAATCGAGGACAACACCAAAGAGATCGAAGTAGCCACTGATTCTGCTGAAGATCTGATGTTTGATGGCATGGATGATGAAGATGCCGCCATCATGGAAGACGGCACGATGGTGTTTGGCGCACCAGACCTGATGGTAGATGCGCCGATACCTTTCAACGCCAACCTAGCTGAGATCATTGACGATGCCGATCTAGGCAAAATCTATTCTAATCTGATGGCCGACATCGAGGACGATAAGTCTTCGCGCAAAGAGTGGGTCGATCAGTACACCGAAGGCCTGAAGTTCTTAGGCATGAAGTTTGAAGATCGCACTGAGCCTTTTGAAGGCGCATCTGGCGTGATTCACCCGCTACTTGCCGAGTCTGTCACACAGTTTCAAGCGCAAGCGTATAGCGAGCTTTTGCCATCTGGCGGCCCTGTCAAAACGCTTGTTGTTGGTTTTGCTACGCCGCAAACAGATTTACAGGCCGCTCGTGTACAAGAGTACATGAACTACATGCTGACTCAGGAGATGAAAGAGTACGATCCTGAGACTGACCAGCTGCTGTTTTATTTGCCACTGTCTGGCAGCGCGTTTCGCAAGGTTCACTTTGACCAGTCACTAGGTCGCCCTGTCTCGCGCTTCATCCCGTCTGAGAAACTGATCGTGCCTTACGGCACCACCAGTCTTGATGATGCAGTGCGTATCACGCATGTGATTGACATGTCGATGAACGAAGTGCGCAAGCTGCAGCAGACTGGGTTCTACCGTAAGACCAAGATCTCTGGTGAGTCTGATGACACGTCTTATTCATCGACTGACGTTGAGCAAGAGATCGATGAACTGCAGGGCGTGAAACCATCTGGTAGCTCTAGCGATTACGAAGCAGAACTCATGGAGGTTCATGTAGAACTGGATATCCCTGGGTTTGAAGACAAGGATGCGCAAGGTGAAGAGACAGGTATCAAGCTACCCTACATCGTCACGTTATTACCAAAGCAAAACACCATTCTTTCGATTCGCAGGAACTATGTCGAAACGGACGTTATGCGCCGTCGCATTGACTATTTTGTGCATTACAAGTTTCTGCCAGGTGTTGGTTTTTATGGTTTTGGTCTGACCCATATGATTGGTGGATTGTCTCAGGCATCCACCTCTATCCTGCGCCAGCTAATCGACGCTGGCACACTGGCTAATCTGCCTGCAGGATTCAAAGCGCGTGGTATCCGCATTCGTGATAGTGATGTGCCACTGCAGCCCGGTGAGTTCAGAGATATGGACGCGCCCGGCGGATCACTACGCGATGCGCTGATGCCACTGCCTTTCCAAGAGCCTAGCGGCACGTTGTTGCAGTTACTTGGCATGTTGGTTGATGCAGGCCGTCGCTTTGCTTCTGTTGGTGATATGCAGGTTGGTGATGGCAACCAGCAGGCGCCTGTTGGGACTACGGTTGCATTACTTGAGCGCGGCACTAAAGTGATGAGCGCGATACACAAGCGCATGCACTACAGCCAAAAGGTTGAGTTCAATATTCTTGCGAGAGTTATCAAAGAGTCACCGATCAAAGCGTATCCCTACATGATCGCGAATGGTCAGCCACAGTTGATGGCACAGGACTTTGATGATCGTATCGACATCATTCCTGTATCTGACCCTAACATCTTCTCCATGAGCCAGCGTGTCATGCTTGCTCAAGAGATGATGCAGATGGTTCAGTCAAACCCGCAGATCCATGGGCCTATGGGTATATACGAATCGTATCGACGTATGTACGAAGCTATGGGTGTGCAACAGATAGAGCAGTTGCTGCCACCACCTCCGCAGCCACAGCCCGTATCTCCTAGCATAGAGAACTCGATGTTCTTGCAGATGCAGCCTGCGCAAGCGTTTGCAGAGCAGAATCACGAAGCGCACATGGATGCACATATTGCGTTGTTCAAAACACCGCTTGTGTCTTCTGCTCCTCCAGGCCAACAGCAAGTTATGGCCATGATTCAATCGCACATCTATCAGCACATTGACTTCAAGGCCCGCGAGATGGCGCAACAAGACCCTGAGATCCTGCAGATGCAACAGCAGATGCAAGAGACTCAGCAGCAGATGCAGCAACAAGCTCAGATTGATCCGATGATGGCTCAACAAGCACAGATACAGTTACAGCAAATGCAGCAGCAGATGCAGTTGATCATGGAAGACAAGGTTGCTGAGATCACCATGCAGCTAACAGAGCAGCTGATTCCAGAGCTTGTTCCGCAACAACAAGATGACCCGCTTGTTGATTTGCGTGACCGTGAGCTTGATATCAAAGAGGCCGATCTGCAGCGCAAAGCGAGTGAGGCTAATCGACGTATCGAGCTTGAGGCAGAGCGCATAGATAACAATGCAGATGCTTCTGATGCACGCATGGACTTGCAGAAAGAGATCGCTGATATGAAAGATGATGTGGCTCGCGAGCGAATAGGCTTGCAGCGTTCTGCACAAATGGCTAAAACTGCAGAGAACATTGCCAAAGATTTTTTCAGGCAGTAAATCAAAAGAGGGATTTACAATGAGTTCAGTAAGACAGAAGATGGCCGCAGTTCAAAAGGCCGTCAACAAAGCAGAAGAAAGGCTGAGACTTGGTGAAGAACCAACGCCTGCACCTGTTGAACAAAAGGTTGAGGAAGTTGCGGAACCAACACCAGAAAAGAAAGCAGCACCTAAAAAGAAGGCTGCTCCAAAAGCCAAAGCCAAGGCTAAAGCTAAATCAGCACCAAAAGGTAAGAAGTAATGATCAAGCGTCAAACGAGTTTTCCCCAGCCTAAAGTTACTGATAGCAGCGTTTCTATCAAAGACCAAGGCACTGTGAACTATGCAAAGAGCGAGTCTGTAGCTACGCCTACTTCGTCTGCTCCTTATGGCGCAGGTGAAATGCGTGGTGGTGGCGCGGCTATTCGCGGTAAGAAGTTCAGCGGAATTTTTTAACCTCTATGTTTGCACCAAGAATGCAATACAGAGATGGGCGTCCCAATGACCCGGTGAGTATGCTTCAGGTCGGTGAGCCTTATACGCCACCTGGTGTTACCCTTTTGCCTCGACCTGGGGCATATACCGATAGAAGAGCACGACCTCCCATTAGTGTTAGGCCTGTGCGTAGACCTCAACCTTTTCAACCTCAGCCATTTCAACCTCAACCTGCGCCACCTCAATTTGGTCAAGTTGAGGAGCAACCACAGTTCAACCAACAAGGTATGCAGCAGATGATGCAGATGATGCAGCAGATGATGCAGATGATTTCTCAGTTCTCGAACCAGGGCGAATTCGATGGAGGCTTTGGTGGTGGTTATGGCGGTGGCATGGGCGGTGGCTTTGGCCGTGGCTATGGGAGCATGAGCGGCCCCTTTGGGCAGATGATGAGACCTAGGCCAAGACCTATGTTCGATTATTTTTCACAGAACCCTTTTACTAGGTATTAATTATGCGTGGCGGAAGACGAAGCAGAGCTAGGAGAGCAGTTAGTGCAGCGCCCACTAGACGCCGTGTTCGCTCTGCGCCAAAACCTAAAGCTACAACGAGAAGAGCAACTCCAGTAGTTCCAAGAAGATCAAGCTCGCTCATCCCTCCTGATATTATGAAAAAGATACAGGAGCGAATGAAGTCTGCTCTCAAAAAAGCGCCAGTAAAGAAAGCAAAGCCTCCGACTCTTCGCAAACCTGCCGTGCAGCCTGTGCGCAAGAAGCCAACGTCTAAGCCTGCTGCTCGCAAGCGGCCTACTGCGCCCAAGATTCCTGAAAGTATTCAAAAAAGAATTGAAGATATAATCGCTGCAAGAGCAGTGGGCTCAAAACCTAAGAGAACACCTGCTCAAAAATCAAAGCCAGCTGCGGCAAAAAAGAAGGCTGCGCCTAAGAAAACTGCCGATTCATCCTCCTCTGTATTTAAACCTAAAAAGCAAGATTACAGTGGTTTTAAGGGCACACCTGGAAGCGGAAGAGTAAGTAGCGGAACGACTACATTTGATAGATATGATCCTAAGACCGACACCTATTATGGCACTATAGGTGGTGCTGCAGGAATGGTTCCCATATCAGTCAAAGGTTCTGAGGTCGGTGAAACATTTAAAAAGAACTGGGCTGCTGCAAACAAAGGATACACACCACCTGCGCAACAGACCTTACCGCAAAGAACTTCATCACAAACACCTGCGCCACAAAGTCCTACACCCCCAGTTGTTAGACCAACAGATGGGTCTTTTGAATCAAGATATATTGATTGGCTAGAATCTAAGCCTAAGCCTCCGTCAATGAGGCCACAGACAACAGGTCGAAAAGGCTTGTTGTATAAGAAGAAAAAAGCACAATACGACAAAGACATCGCGGCTTGGGAAGCAAGGAAGCCCGTGCGGTTTCAAAGTTTTGGGCAACAACAACAGATACCTTCAACTACAACGCCTACTCCTGCGCCTGCACCACCAACTAGAGGCCCGATTTTAATCAACGAGCCTAATCCTGATCTGCCTCCTAGATTTAAAGATAGGTTTGTTAGGCCAATGTCTCCACTGGGCACGCCAGATATGTTGATAGCCAGCAATATCATTGGTCAGTCATTTGATCCTAGCGCAGCCATGCCTCCGATGCCTCCACAACCACCGGGCAGTGTGTTTGGTGGATATGGGCAGCAAGCGCCGATGCAGGCTACCGCTCCTTTTGCAGGCATGGCACAAGCTAATCCAATGCCTATAGATTTCTTCCCAGGCGCTGTTCCAAACAGACCAACCCCTAGGCCAGATGCAGAGCCGGTGATGTAGCATGGATTCAATCGCTCTGGCTTCTTATATCTATAAGAAGCTTGATCAATATGAGGAAGCTCATGTTGATTACATCACCTCTGGCAATATCAAAGACATGGAGGACTACAAGTTCGCGATGGGTGAATTGTCGATGCTTCGCACCCTGCGCGACGAATTAAAAGAAGCGTTGCATATTGAAGGAGATCCCCTCGATGAGTGATCTATCATTAGATTCCATCGCAAAACCGTCCGTTACGGATGCATATGTGAGTGAGCAAGACCGGGTTTTAGATCCGTCTGTGCTAGATAAAACGTTAGTTGAAAGAATGCCTGATCCCTCTGGATGGAGACTTCTTGTTCTACCATACAAAGGTAAAGGTGTAACAGATGGCGGCATACAGCTGCTTGAGTCTACGGTGAACAAGGAGAACCTTGCCACATCTGTTTGTTACGTTCTGAAAGTTGGGCCTTTGGCCTACCTTGATCACGATAAGTTTGGCGGCGAAGCATGGTGCAAGGAGGGCGATTGGGTTCTCATTGGCCGTTATGCAGGTGCCAGATTTTCTCTAGAGGATGATCACGAAGTTAGGATCATCAACGATGATGAGGTTATCGGAACAATTCTTAATCCAGACGACATTAAATCAGCATAGGTGAGATCACATGGCCGAAGAAACACTAAGTGAAGCTTTATCTAAGCTTGACGATGACAATATAAAAAGCGCGGCTTTGCCTGAAGGCAAGCGTGTTGAAGAAGAGGTTCAGGAAGAATCAACGTTTATTGATTTTTCTGACGAAGAGATCGATGAGATATCTCCTGTCACAGAGGATTCTGTTCAAGAAGAGTTCGATACACCTGACTTTCAACAAGGTGAAGAAGAACTATCTGAGGCAGAGGTCAGAGCACGAACTGCTCAGAACCGTATCAATCAAGCAGTAAAGCAAGCAAAAGACTATCAGCGCAGAGAGTTACAGGCGCTTCAGTATGCAAAAGAACTGCAAGCCAAGAACGAAGAACTAGCTTCGCAACTACAACAAACGCAAACGTCTACTGCAGAGCAAAGTCTCAAGATGCAGGAAACGTACAGTGATGAGTTTGCCACTCGCGTAGAAACTCAAGCTGAAGCTGCAAAGAGGCATCTAAAGACAGCGTATGAGTCTGGCGACCCAGAAGCTATGGCAGAGGCTCAGCAGTTGCTTGCAAAAGCAGAAGCTGATCGTAATGCATTGGCTCAGTATCAGCGCGACCTTGAGCAGTACAAGATTGATTACGCTGCTTGGCTTGAACAGCAAGAGTCTGAACAAGATGTTGATGAAAGATTTGGCGAACTTCAAAGAGATCAAAGACTAGCCCGCCCATCTTATGGTGGCGGGCAGAGCGAGGCTGAATATCAAGAACCATCGCCAAAGGCTCAAGAGTGGGCCAACAACAACGAGTGGTTTGGCAGAGACTCGATTATGACTAATGTGGCTTTTGCCATACATAACGATCTGATACAGAGCGGTATTGACTTAGAATCTGATGAATACTACGCTCAAATTGATGCTCGTATGAGGCAAGAACTGCCGCATAAATTTAGTGAGCAAACTAACGCGAGAGACAACCAACAAAACGTCCAAACCGTTGTCTCTGGATCGCGCACGACTGGAAGTGGACGCAATCAAAACTCTCGTAGATCAGTTGAACTAACACCAACGGAGCAGCAACTAGCTAGGAAACTTGGAGTGCCGTTCAAAGAATACGCAAAACAGAAGATGAGGTTACAAAGCTCATGAGCGAAGAAACGACAACACCTGGTTCTAACAGAACGCCAAGGGGCGCTTCTTCACGGTCTACCAAGGCTGCAAGAAAACCATGGACTCCACCTCAAGTATTGGAAACTCCAGAGCCTCCTGAAGGTATGCACTATCGTTGGATTAGAACGCATGTGCGAGGCGAGTCAGACAAGACGAATGTACACATGAGGCTGCGTGAGGGGTACGAACCTGTACACCCAAGCGAAGTTTCAGGCTATGACCTGCCGGTTATCGATGAAGGTAATCATGCAGGCACAGTCGGTGTAGGCGGATTGATGCTCGCTAAGATACCTACGGAGACAGTGGAAGAGCGAAATGCTTACTTCGCAAAACAGACCGATCAACAAATGAATGCTGTGGATAACGATCTGA